GAAGAATCGGGAGATAGAGTTTGGGTTCTTGATGCAATTCAATACTCCTATACTCCTGCTGATGGAGTAACTGCCCTAGCTAAACCAGTCAAAGGTGGCATTGACATCATGGTTGGAGATAAGCTGAAGTGGTCAGCCGATATCTCTGACTTTACTGGTGTTCTTAACCTTTACATTCCCTCTCAGGCAGACAAAGTAATCTCTGTTCTGTTAAAGGGAACAGACGGATACATCGGTAAACTGAACGTCCAGTGGCACCTCGAACCTGTATAGATAATGGCTAAGAGGAAAAGGAGGACTCAATACCCCGATCCTAAATCCCTTAAAGGTTTAGGAGCCAAACCATTTATGCAGACTGACGCACAAGTGGCAGAGGCAATGAGGTCTTTAGCTCCTCCTGATCCTAATTCATTAACTGATGATGAGCGTGAGGCCGCTTTCAGAAAGATAATGAATCCTAAGCCAAGGTCACTTAGATTAGAGCATGGTATTGATAACGATAATATAGAAGGAGCTAAGAGTTATACAGATGTAGATATGCCGCCTAGTCCCTATCCCTTTAAGAATCCTATTACTATGACTAAGGGATTAGATGAAGATGTAAGAGAGATGAGGAGTATTGCTCCTGGAGCTGGAACAGCTAGAACTAATGTAGTAGGACAGGTTCCTCCTATTGGTCATATTGTTCAAGGCGCTAGAGATCCAAGACTTAGAGATGCTATTATGAAAGGTGAGTACGACCCAACACTTACTAACTTATATGGACTAGCACCCGCGAACTCTGGCGATAAAGACTTCGGCAATAATGTTTATGTGAATCCTCAGCTACCGCCATCAATGAGGAAAGTTACAGTAGCACATGAACTGAGCCACAGAAACAATCCTGGTACTGAAGATGATTATGGTGGTTTACCAGGCGGCTTTAAAGATAATCCTAGCGCACAATGGTTAGGTGACTTATATAGAACCATGAGAGAGGGAACCGATCCTATCTATACTGTTAAGGAACGATTCAAGGACCCACTCTTTAATCCTGATCCTAAAAAGAGAAGGTAATGGCTAAACGAAAGAGAAGAACTCAAACTCCTCCTACTCCTCAATTAGCAGGATTACCTAGAGGTGTTGGTCCTGGTACTGCCAATGATATGGCTGTTAAAGAGCCTGGAAGTATCTTTAACGGGATGAGCGACACTACTTCCTTAGAACGAGAAAACGAAAAAGCTAAATTCAGAAATCACTTAGACAAGTGGAATCAGGATGCATATGGTTTTAATCCTCAGGTGGGAGATAAGGTTCTTCCGCTTAGTGGATTAGGAAAAGGTAAACCATTTGTTCCTCAGCCTCCGCCAATGCCTTCTGGTACAGGTCCAGGAACTGCTAACAATATGAGTCCTGATCCTTATAGAGATGATCCTCCCTCTTATGTAAAGCCACACTTTACCCAAGATGTTCAGTTACCATTACAAGGATTACGCGATCCAAAGCTGCCTACTGGTTATAACCATGATGGTTCCTATAGCTATAAGAATCCTCCTCCGCTTCCTATTAGCCAGAATCCCTATCCTGATAGTAGAGTTCTAAATAAACCTCGTCCTCCTTTTCTAGTTAGATAATGCAAGCCCAAGTTCAATCAGTAGTAGAAAGAGAGTTCTCTGCTACTAGAAAGCAAAGTGATTTCCTAGCTATTCCTTGGTCCGTAAAGGAAGCTCTTTACGGTGGAGCAGCAGGAGCCGGTAAGACTGAAGTGGTAGTATGGATGCCTCTGATTTACCAGTTCCATGAGCATCCTCTCTATAAAGGTATAATCTTAAGGCGTAACCTTAAGCAACTTGAAACTGAGTTGATAAGTCGAAGTAAAGAGATTTACCCAAGTCTAGGAGCTACGTTCAATGAAACCAAAAAGAAGTGGACTTTCCCAAGTGGAGCAGTCCAATACTTTGGCGGAGCAGATAAAGAAGACGATATTAGAAAGTTTGACTCAGACCAATACAATCTCATCTCATATGATGAAGCAACACATTTCACTGAGTTCCAATACTCCTATCTCGTTATGTCCCGCTTGCGTAGTAGATGCGCTGATTTACCTGCAATCGCAAGAAGTGGCACGAACCCAGGGAACGTAGGTCATTCCTATTTCAAGAATAGATTTGTTAAGCCCTATAAAGAAGGATACAAGTTATTAGTAGATGGCAAGACTGGACTGAAGCGGATGTTTATTCCGGCTAGGATTCAAGACAATCCTACGCTGTTAGAGAATAACCCAGAGTACATCCAGCAGTTAATGTCCCTGAGTGAAGCTGAAAAGAAAGCTAAGCTCTACGGTGACTGGGATACTTACGAAGGACAAGTCTTTAAAGAGTTTAGATTAGAAGCGTTAAGTGATGAACCTGAAAACGCAAGACACGTCATTGATCCGTTTTCTATTCCATCTTGGTGGCCTAGGTTCATCGGTATTGATTGGGGATACGCTGCATATACTGTCATCTACTGGGCAGCTTTATCTCCCACTGGAAGGCTTTTCGTATACCGCGAATACGCTTTCAAAGAGAAAAAGATCGTTGACTATCTTACAGACCTTATTAACTTAACTGAGCCAGAGGAAAGAGAAGCATTACTTAAAGTTCTTATTTGTCATTCAGCAGACCAGAACAGAGGCGAGCCTTCTACTATTTACGAACAGCTTACTAAGGCACTAAGGAAAGCAGAGTTTAAATGCCAGATTCAATTAGGTGAGAAGAACCGCTTAAATGGCAAACTTAACTTACACGAGTTCTTAAGGTGGCAGCCTAAAGAGAATCCTGCTAAGGTTTATGGTGGTGAGTTCTCTAAGGATTACGCAGATAAGATTTACCGCTTATATGGCCAGGCTTCTTATGTAGAATACGTTAGGATGTTTGAGGCGGAGAAACCGGAACTTAATCTCCCTAAGCTTCAAATATTCAACACTTGTCCTTTACTTATTGAAACTATCCCAGCTTGCGTATATGAAGAATCACAAGAAGAAGGTAAGAAGAAAGAGGACGTTAAAGAGTTTGACGGTGATGATCCCTACGACTGCATTAGAATACTATTAGGCGGAATAAAGGAACATCAGACACAGCACGCAAGGGAAATGGAACATAATGAAAAGTCTCAAGAAGCTATTAATGGATTGGTTAATGGGGATCAGACTTCTTTTTACCGGAAGATGGAGTTCTTGGAATCGAAAAAGGACTCAGATCGAAACCTTACAACATTCCGTCGTAGAGGCTTTAGAAGGACACATTAGAAGTAAAGACGAGTTCATTGTATATTTGCAGGATGAGATTGCACAGCTAAAAGCGGAGATGAAAGTAGTTCAGCCGGAGAGAGTTAGGAACGAAGTAGAGTTTAAATCTACCCGTGGTTATAAGTCAGTCCATACTAGAGTTAGAGAACGAGTTCTAATCAATCAGGCAAAGAATAGACCGATGCCGGTTACTCAGGAAGAACAAGATTACGAGAAAGTAGAAGTTGAATGATTCCTCCTGTTGGAACAATTAATAAACCTTCTGGTCCTGGTGTAGTTAATCCTGCTCCTATGCAACAAGGAGTAGAGCCTACTGACATGCAGGTAATGAATGATGACCAGGAGAAACCAAAGCAATTAACAGCAGTACCAGAAGAATGGAAGACTCCGCTTTCTACTCTCCTCTCTTTATGCGAGAGAGAAGATGAAGCAGTTCACTATGCCTGGGTTCGTAAGGCCAAGAGACTAGAGTTATATTTCAATAACATTGTTACTTTGCTCTGGGACAACCTTACTAATGACTGGGCAATTCCTGACTGGGATGATAAGGAATCTGAAGGAATCCCTCCGCGAATCATTAACATATATAGACCCCACGGTGAATCCATTATTGCCGCTCTCACCGTAGGGGTTCCTTCTGTCTTATTCTTTCCTACTGATGCTGATAATGCAGATGATATTGATAAAGCTGAGGCCTTTTCTGCCTTAGCAAAGATTGTCCAGAAACATAACAAAGCTAAGTTACTCTATATTAAGATCCTTTCTATTCTGTTCAATCAGGGAACACCCTTTGTCTATTCTTATTCCAAACGAGATAGAAAGTTCGGATTCTATCAGGTAGAAGAAACTTCCTTAGAAGATCAAACTTCTTACAACCATGAATGTCCTGTTTGTGGTAATCCTTTTGGTGAAGGTGCAGAAGAACCCTTAACCATTAGCTGCCCTTCCTGTGGCCAACAAGTAACTACAGAAGTTACTCCGCAAACTACCCAAGTCTCTGTTCCTATTCAAGTGAATAAGGAAAAGTCCCGTGTTATTATTGATCCTTTTGGCGTTCTTAATGTTAAAGTTCCTTACTCAGCTAGAACTCCAGAGCACTGTGGATTTCTTATTCTCAAGTTTGACCAGTCTGTTGCCTCTTTACGTTCTATCTTCTGTGTTCCGGGACCTAATGGTGAAGAACCGTTAATTGAAAACATTCAGTCGTCTACTTCTGATACTTCTATTGATAATTCTGTTAGATATCCTTCTGTCTTTCTTAATAACCAGCCTCAAAACACCGCAGTAGTTAAGTGTGTTTGGTATCGTCCTTGGCAGTTTGAACTGCTTTGTGGTGGTAAAGATTCCACTTATCGTAATGAAGTAGATGCTATTAAGAAGAAGTATCCAGAAGGTGCATACGTAATCTATATAGGTTCTGAGCCTGTTGAAATCAATGGTGAGGATATGGATGACCATTGGACAATGGGTTTAGATCCAAGAAGTTCCTCTGTTCATGCAGAACCGCTAGGAACTAACCTAGCAATGATTCAAGATATTAATGCGGAGATTGACGAACTTGAATTGCAGACAATGGAGCATGGTATCTCTGAGCTGTTTATTGCTTCAGATGCTATTGACTTCAATAAGTATGCAAATAACCAAGCGAAGCCAGGTAATGTCACTCAGGCTTTCAAGGAACCGGGAAAGAATATCGGAGATAACTTCTT